AAACGATTGTTAAGATTGTGCAAAAGTATTTTAAAAAGGGTTACCAAAACAATGTGAATCTAATGCACGACCCTAATCAAATTGAAACAGGGGTTACAATGTTCGAAAGTTTTATTAGTGATAAGAGTAGAGGCATACAACCAATGAAGGGATTTGAAGATGCACCTGATGGAAGTTGGTTTGTATCTATGCTAGTGGAAAATGATTCTGTTTGGGAGCAAGTAAAAGCCGGAATGGTTAATGGTTTTTCTATTGAGGGCATATTTAATTATGCTCCAAAGCAAAGCGAGGATAGTATAAAAATGCAAAAGATATATGACATTTTAGACGCATTAAACGGCTAAGTGATAAATAGTATTAATTATTAACATTTAAAGAAAAATAAAATGAATCCAAAAGAAGCATTAAAGCAAATCAAGGCATTATTCGAGGATATGCCACAAGTTGTTGAGCCTGTTGCTCCTGAGGTACCTGCTGCTCCTATTGAGGCAGAAGTTACTAAAGTAGAGATGGCTGAATATTCTTTAGTCGATGGCACTAAGGTTATGATTTCGGAATTAAAAATCGGTGGCAAAGTAGAATTAGCTGACGGTACTCCTGCTCCACAAGGCGAACATCAATTAATGGATGGCACAACTATCAAGGTTGATGAATTAGGTGTAATCGTAGAAATAGAATCACCAAAGGCAGATGTTGTAGAAGATGAGCCTGTTGCTCCTGCTGCACCTGTTGAACCTGCACAAGATACAACCGCTATGGTTGCTGAATTAAAGGCAGATTTCGAAGCACAAAAAAGTCAATTAGAATCAAAGATTGCTGAATTAGAAAGTAAAGTAAAGCAAGGTTTTGCACAAGTAGCTGAATTAGTAGAGGCACTTTCAAATACCCCAACTGCTGAACCTACTCAAAAATCAGCAAACGCTTTTCAATCTTATGTAACTACTAATGATAGCAAGTACGAAAGATTAGAAAAATATAGAAACGCAATTTTAAACAAATAAATTTATAAAAAATGGCATTTTCAGTAAGTTCATTAACAAACTATACTAAAGAGAACGAAGCATTATTAGTTTCTTCTTCAGTATTAGGAGCAAAAACTGCAGCTTTAATTAAGAGCGCAGGTAACGTAATGGTTGGAGTTAAATCCGCAGAAACCATTAATATTATGGATACAGATGCTTTCTTTCAAGCAGGTGGTACTTGCGGTTGGAACGCATCAGGTACAACTTCTTTCACACAAAGAACTGTGACAGTAGGTAAAATTAAAGTACAAGAGTCTTTATGTCCTAAGGCATTAGAGGCTAAGTATTTACAAAAGGCTTTGCCAACAGGTAGCCAATACGATTCAATTCCATTTGAGCAAGACTATTCCGATAGAAAAGCTAAGACTATCGCTTCTCAATTAGAAACTGCTATTTGGCAAGGTGATACAGGTTCTGCTAACGGCAACTTAAATAAGTTTGATGGTTTAATCAAATTGATTGGTGCTGCTTCAGGAGTTGTAGATGCTAACGTTTCAGGTTTTGTTTCAGGTGCGCCTTTAACTTCTATTACTGCATCTAACGTTATTGCGTTATTTGACGGTGTTTATAGAGCAATCCCTGCTAAAGTAGTTTCTGCTGATGATATGACTATCTTCTGTGGAGTTGATACTTTTAGAACTTATACTATCGCATTGAAGAACGCTAATATGTTCAATTATGCTTTTGATGGTAAGGCTGATAGCGAATTCGTATTACCGGGTACTTCAATCAAAGTGGTTGCAGTAAATGGTTTGAACGGAACTAATGATGTTTACGCTATGCGTTTAAGCAACTTGTTCTTAGGTACAGACTTATTGAACGAAGAAGAAAAATTTGAAATCTTCTTTGCTAAAGAAGCTGATGAAGTACGTTTTGCTGCTGAATTCAAAATGGGTGTGAATATTGCATTCCCTGATGAAATCGTAAAAGTAGCTATCTAATTATAAAGGGGAGTTGAAATATACTCCCCATTTTTAAATAAAATAAAATAAATAAAAATGGCGTGTGCATTAACACAGGGATATACCCTAGATTGTCGTGATTCCTTAGGTGGAATTACTGAAGTTTATTTTATTGCTAGTTCGGATGTAACTTCAACAACTGAAGCAAGTGGTGTAATTACTGCATTAGTAAAAGCTACAGGAAAGAGGTTTTATAAATATGAATTAACAAAAGGAACATCAATGTTTACTGAAGCGGTGACATCAAACGTTCAAAATGGCACTTTATATTTTACTCCTGAATTAACAATAATCTTAAACAAGTTACAAGCTAATACAAGAAACGAAATCTTATTATTAGCACAGAATAGACTTGTTGCAGTTGCTAAAGATAACAATGGTAAATATTGGTATCTAGGCAAAGAAAGAGCATTAGATTTAACTGCCGGTACTTCCGAAAGTGGTACTGCTGAGGGTGATAGAAGTGGATATACTTTAACTTTTACGGGAGCTGAACCTGCTTTAGCACCTGAGGTTAACAGTACAGTTGCTGCTGCCCTTACAACTGCGGGTTAGTTTATAGTTTTTCATAGTTAGTTCCCCTGCCTAGTTTTCTAGGTGGGGGTTTTTTTGTGTTATATATTTATATAAAAAGGTAACATAAGTCAAAAAGTAAAGTAATTGACTTACTTTATTACAATATAAGTCAAGTTTTAGCATTACTTTATACATTTGTAAATATATCATTAATTGCTATTTATAAATGATGATACATTTAACTAAAGGACAAACCAATACTATAATTTTGACTTTAACTGAAAAACAGTTACTAAGTAATCCTAATTACTTATTTGTGTTTACAAATAGAAGCACGAATAATGTTATCAAATTCGTAGTTTTAAACGCTTCAGATTTAAGTTTATACAAGGATAGGTATAATGAATTTAGTATTGTAACTAATACTAATTTTAGTTCGGCATTAGAGGGGCAATATACCTACGAAGTTTACGAACAAGCAAGTAGTTCAAATACAAATATAACAGGCTTAAATAAGCTAGAAACCGGTATTATGTGGCTTTCAGGTTCGACTATAACATATAACCAATATACAACAACTGACACTTATACAATTAGACAATGATAGATTTAAGAGTATTAACATTTGCCGAAGCTAGGCAACCCGAATTCAAAGAGAAAAAGGGTATAGACGGTGGATATATTAAATATGGCGAAAACAATGACTATCCGGAGTACATAGTTGACTTATACAATAAGTCATCTAAGCATAGTGCAATTATTAAAAGTAAGGTGCATTATATTACCGGCAACGGTTGGGCAGGTCAACCTGATGCACAGGCATTTATTGACAAGGCTAATAGGGTTGAATCCTTAGATGATTTAACTAGAAAAGTATCTTTAGATATTGAAATATTTGGCGGTGCTTATTTAGAAGTTATTTGGGATTTAGCCGGTAACCTTGCTGAACTTTGGCATTGTGATTATACTAAAATAAGAACTAACAAAGACAATACTCAATATTGGTATAAAGAAGATTGGAAAGATAATAAGGTTAAGCCATTGGTAATAGCTGCATTTAATCCTAAGCAACCAACAGGGAAGCAAATTCTTTATATAAAAGAATATAGACCTAACATTGGTATTTATGGATTGCCTAGTTACTTTGCTGCATTAAATTATATTGAATCGGATATTGAAGTTTCTAAGCATATTTTAGGAAATGCGCAGACAGGGTTTTCTGCTAGTAAACTTATTACTTTGCCTAATGGCGAACCTAATGACGAAGAAAAACGTAACGTTGACCAAAGATTAAGAAAGACTTATAGCGGTGCGGATGGTAAAAAATATATGATTGCTTTTGTGAATGATATATCTAGGAAGCCTGTCGTAGATGACTTAGGTACTAGTGATTTAACAAAAGAGGATTTTGGTAAAATAGATGAGTTAATCCAAACTAATATATTTAGCGGTCATCAGGTTACAACCCCATCAATTATGGGTATCGCTGAAGCAGGGAAGCTAGGAAGTAGAACTGAGATGCGTGATGGCTACGAAATATTTAAAAATACTTATGTAAATGCTAAGCAAATGCATTTAGAAAGTGTATTTAATATGTTAGCTAAATTAAAAGGAGTACAAAGCGAAATAAAGATTATACCTACTGAACCAATAGGAATTGAGTTTAGTGAGCAAACTATTGTTTCTATTGCTCCAAAAGAATGGGTATTAGAAAAGATAGGAATTGACGCTACTAAGTACGAACCTGCCCAACCGGAAGTACCTGCACAAGGATTGTCAGTTAACGAGCATATCAAGGGTTTAAAAGGTCGTGAGTGGCAAAATATGCAACGTATTATTCGTGAATTTACTAAGGGCAAAATCAATAGAGAACAAGCTACTGCTATGCTTAAAACTGGATATGCTTTAAGTGATGAGGAAGTAAATACTTGGCTAGGTTCGGAAGAAATGGATGCAGAATTTGCAGCACAAGATTTTAGCGTATTTTATGAATTCGGTGAAAGCAAAGACGCTTATAACGTTTGGAAATCTAAAAAGCGTTTTAGTGATGAAGCTGACTATTATATGTTCGCTGATGTTACACAATTAGAATCCGATATATTAGACCAAATTTCAAAGCAAAAGGATATTACTCCTGAGGTATTGGCTGAAGTTTTAGATGAAGATGTAGATACTATCAATACAGTTTTAAAAGACTTAGAAGATAGAAACATTATTAAAACTACTGAAACCAAAATAGGCAAAGGTATTAATAGCAATATAATTGTTTCAAGAGAATTAACAAAGCCGTTATCTAAAACAGTAGGCAAAGTAAAGCCTGAAACAACTGAAATCTTAGTTCGTTATTCATACGATTGGAAAACAGGCTTTGACAATAGCGATAAAAAGAATAGCCGACCTTTTTGTGTTGCTTTATTAGATGCTAACAAGCTATATAGCAGAAGCGATATTGAAGCAATGAGTGCAAGACTAGGATATTCTGTTTGGGATAGACGAGGCGGTTGGTGGAACGATAACGGAACTATCAGCGAATCCTGTAGGCACGAGTGGAAAACAAACATAGTAACAAGAAAAAAATAAGAAATGTCATTAAATATATTATTCATATCAGTACAAAGTATAAAAGACAGAACAGGCTTACACGCAAACGTTGATGAGAAATTAGTGTTGCCGGAAATCAAGACTGCTCAAGATATGTATATACTACCTGCATTGGGTAGTACATTATATAATAAATTGCAAAGTGCAATTAGTGGTTCAACATTAAACGCTAATGAGCAAGGCTTGTTAGATAATTATGTTACTGATTGCTTAATTTATTATGTTATGAGTGAGCTTCCAATGGGATTATCATATCAGTTTTACAACAAAGGTTTATTAAGAAAGTCAGGTGACAATACAGAAAACCCATCAATGCAGGATATGATTGATGTGGCTAATAGATATAGAACAAGAGCTGAATTTTATAAGCAAAGATTAATTAAATACCTTAGACAAAATAATACTTTATTCCCTGAATATTTAAACTTTACAAGCGGTATAGATACAATCGTACCTGATTTGGAGGGTTATACTTCATCTTTATATTTAGAAGATGGCAGCTGCTATGAAAATAAAAACCTAGCAGAAAAATATCAGGGTAAAA